ATCTTCAACCTTTGCTGTTGGGTCTGCAGTTTCGTATGTTGTGCTGAAATTAACGCTGTCTAAATATTTGCGGCAAGTCCTTACCCGTTTTACCTCTGCTTGCAATGGCTTGTATAAAACAAGCAAGGCTGAGATCGCATTGTTTGCGTTGGCGATTTTCATTGATGGACGCGGTAAGGTGCCTTTAGTTGTCACTTCAAACCCGTCAACCTCGATTGGGTAAGCCGTGTAAGTAACACCAGCAAAAACAATGTTTTCACTTAACTCATTTGTACCCGCGTGGTAGTAAAAAGTAGTGTCAATACCATTCACCGCCAAGGTCAATTTAAGCTCAAACAACTCAATGATCGCAGATGGTTCAAGCGATTGAATCTCTGTTTGAATTGACGTGGGCGTGCTCATGCCTCAAACACCTCATCAAATGTGGCCGTGATCGTAGCCCGGTTCAGATAAGGCATTGTTTTTTCCCACTGGCGGCAGATAAATTTCATGCTGCTTGATTCGCCTGGCGGGGTGAAGTCGAAGTTTTCCACGCCGCCGCGAGCATCTAAGAATGTCTCGATCGTGTCGGCATCAGTCTCAGACACCACAAAAGTCAGGTCAAATGTCTTGGGGTTTTGGTTCAGCCCGAATGTGGTGCGCTGTGAATAGCCACTGCCAAACTGCGCAATCCGCACATTTGGTTCGCTGCGCTTTGATGTGCCGTATGTGGGCGTGATTGACGGGAAAGTAGCCATTAGCTTGCGAGCAATCCTCCGGGTCGTTTTTGCTTGACTAGCTCAGCCTGTACGGCTGCACCAATAGCAGCGCCGAGACGCTTACCGTTTTGATTATCGCCTTGGGCGTTGGTGTTGTTGGCATCGACGTTCACAACGATGCTAGTCGCTCCCATCGAGCTGTTTGGCGCAATGCTGCCGGTTCTTCCTGGCGTGAACAGCTCAGGGCCACGCTCGCCGACGATGTAAGACCGGCCACCCGTTGCCGTACCGCCATCAGCTAGGAACCCGCTAAATAAAGTGCCAAGAATTCCACCGCCTTTTGTAAGGCCTCCGCCAAGATTTCCAAAGAACAACATATTTCTTGCCAACTTCAATAACTGCGACGACAGATCATTTAGCACACCTGTTGCAACTTCCGAAAGTGTTTTAGTTCCTCTGACCGCGCCCTCAAGCGCATCAACAAAACTGTCAGCAATAGTGTCTGAAATACCTTGGTAAATACCTTTCAACTCTTCCGCTCTTTTCTTTTCTTCCTCTTGTGCTTTCTTGGCCGCGTCTGCACGTTCTTTATTTGCGTCTATCAATTGCTGCGTACGATCTTGCTGTTTGAAAAGCTCGTGAGTAAGGTTTAACTCTGTCTGCAACTGTTCATCAGACAGTCCTTTTTTGTTGCGCAAAAGTTCTTCAATCCTCGCTACCCGCTCAAATCGTTGTTTCTCTTCATCGGTGATAGCAGCCGCTAGCATTGTCTGTTCTTTTAATTCAATTTTTGCCGCTTCATGCTGCTCCGCAATTTTCTTTAATCGCTGCAATTCTTTGTCTTGCGCTGCCTTTTTAGCTTTCTGCGCTTTAGAAAGCCCACCGCCCGTTGGACTAATTTGATTTCCTGGGCCTTCTAAAGCCCCAAGGCCCCCTCCTCCTAAATCACCGCCAAGCGTAAACCCGCTACCCATTGCAACTGTATCTGAGATGAAACCTGTTGCGGAAGTAACAAGGGCTCCGGCTGCGTCAGTGACTACCTTCACCTTGCCTTCAATAAAATCGCGGATAGGTTTTGGTATAAAGTTGTACGCTTGCTGAATTAGAGAAACAATCCGGCTAAATAATCCCGAAAACACGCCAACTAAACCCTTTGCGACATCTGTGCCACCGTTAATAATAAATGCGTATAGTTTTCCGATAACTTTGCCGATCCTCACACCCAAGCCGATAATAAATGCCTGAACTTGTCTAGTAATTTTGAGTACCTGCTGGAAACCTTGCTCAAGCTGGAATGCCGCATTCACCCCGTCAGTTCCTAATGCTTCGCTTATCGCAATGCCTACTTGATTGACAGCCGCAAAAATTGCCCTAATAGGCGCCAGGGTTGTATTGATTGCAGCCGTTAAAACTTCAACAGTAACCGCCGCTACTTTGAAAGTTTCTTTAATAACAACGCCTAGCTCTGACTGATCAGAAAATAAATTCTGAAACGCAGTGGTAAGGCGTTTCAACTGTCCATCAATGGTGTCAGACGCCTCAAATGCTGCTTTCGCTGCTGCGCCTTGTGACTCTTTTTGTTTTTCAAGTAATTGATTGTATTTTTCAGTGTCATTGAGCAAGGCCAAAATAGAAGGCCCTGCCTCTGTGCCGAATGCCTTGATGATAGTGCCAGCATCTGCACCCGACTTTTTAATCTTTTCTAACGTGCCGGCCAAGCCGTCAGATTTAAGAGTTGCTGCGTTAATTTGAATCCCAAACGCTTCAAACTCTTTGCCGACCTTGCCTGCCGCAACCTGAGCAAAAGCAGTTTTAAGAGCAGTAAATGTAACTTCAGCGCCTTGACCGCCCGCAGTGATCTGCGCGACGGCGGCGTTGACTTCCTCAAGGGGCACGCCTAGCGCAGCAGCTACAGGGGCAACCTTTGCAATGTTGGCGGCATATTCACCAATGACAATCTTGCCGTCGTTTTGGGTTTGTATAAAACCATCTACAAGCTGGCCCGCCTTTTCTGCTTCTAAGCCGTAAGCGTTCAAGACAGAAGTTGTCGCATCACCAACCGTGTTGATGTCAGAGAAGCCACCAGTGGCACCCTGGCTGGCCGCCTTCAAAATCTTTGAAGCGTCCGCTGCGTCAGTGAAACCTGCAGAAGCCACGTCATAAGCAGCAGCCGTCAGATCTAAAACACTCGCCTGCCCAGACAGCTCACCGCTTACATCTTTAAGCCGTGCCGTCAGCTCTTTGCTGTTGACGCCTAGGGAACGCACCTTGGCTTCGGAAAAATCTTGCTGACGCAAAACACCAAAGACCTGCCCCAAGCTGGCAGCACCTGCCACCACAGCAGTCAGGGGGCCTAGCGCCGTGCTTAGAGCAGCGCCTAAACCACGAGCACCAACAGCAGCCGCTTTCGCCCCGCCGCCAAAAGCCTTGAACCCTGCTCCTGCTGCTTTTGTAGAACCGCCTGCGCCCTTGACTGCAACCTCAAGCTTTTGCACCTGCTGTTTCAGGCGATTTATCTTGGCGTTCGCGTCTTTGGTTTCAACCCTAAACCTGAGGACGGATTCAGCCACGAGCCACTCAGCAGTGCCCCAATGCTACCTCCGTCTCTGCTTTGCGCGATCCATTTCTTTCTCTTCCTGTTCAGCCTTCAGCTCGAAGTAAGCAGCAAAATGAACCAGCTCCGCGTCGGTTAATTCGTTGCGAAGCCGGCTTACCGTCATGCCAAGTTCGCAGGCCAAGAAGAACTCAAAATAAGCCCACTTGTCCTGCTTCAGTCGTTTTTTACGTCATCAAGCGCAGCCTCATCGCCAAGGCCAAACAAGAACAGCTCAACATCGTTCAGCACAGACTCGGGCAACTTGCGCTGTAGTTTTTCAGCATCAGCCGCCGCGAAAGCTTTTGTGCCGTCCTCAAGCTCAGCCATCTGGCAAAGCATCTGCGTACTGATCACCAAAGCCTCTTCAGTGCCGGCAAGGCTTTGAGCCTTTTTACGGTCAGCGCGGGTGATGGGTTTGAAGTACAGGTCAACAACCTTGTCGCCTGCTTCATTTTTTAGTTCGTACTTGCGGCGCTGGTTGAGATCAAACGCCCCAACCAGCAAGTCAACCGTCCGTTCAGTAGCAGGCATTTAAGCAACACATTTGCCGCTTAAATATAGCCTCCTCACTCCAGGTTGGAAGTGATAGTGCCGCTGGTGATGAAGCTGCAGCTAACAGTCACAAGCTCACCAACCGTGGAGCTGATCTCCATATCGGTGATAATTCCACCAAAAGAAAGGGAGTCAGTGCCGTTTGTGGCGCCGGTTGTGAACAACTCAAATGAGGCATCTGCCGCATCACCTGTCTTCATCACATCCTCAACGAAAGCCGCCTGGCCGGTTGCGTCTGGGTCATAAACCAGTTCAACAGTGCCGGAGCCGCTGATCATGCTGCCGACAAACTGACGGAAGGTGTTTCCGTGAACAGTGCTGTCGAGCGTTTCTTTTGTAGTTGTCAGGCTCCAGCTGCGGGTGCCTACAACAGTCGCAAGACTGCCTGAACCAGTTTCAAATTCAACTGAACCGGATTCGCCTCGGATGGTGGCCATGGTCAGAGTTCCTCGATGGATTCAAAGGTCACACGGACCTGTGTTTGAAAATAGCCCTCGGGTGCTGGTGAAGCCAGTGCCTCTGGACCAATTGGAGCGTCGAAGAAAACCCCCGACACGATCACCCTATTGTAAAGGTCTCGGATTCGTTTTCCAATAACGTAATTAGCGCCAGGGCCCACGCCTTTGCTTGAGAATATGTTCAGAACAACCAAGCCGACAATCCGGTTGTACGAGTTTGAGGTTGACCCGTGCCCAAGGTATTCACCAGAGCCAAAGCTGGTTAAACACTGGACCCACGAACTGTTAGGCGTCGGCTCATAAGGCATGTTGTGGAAAACAACAGGGATGGCCGGACTGCTTGCAAGCTCTGTGGCCAGTCTTGCCTCAATTGTTGCCCTGATGCTGTTCAGATCTGCCGCTGCCATCGTTTACCTCCTCAGGATGTCCTGAAATCTATCCTTAGCCCACGATTCCAACTCTTTTGCAATCAAGTCTGGGAATCCAGGGACTGTGTTTTGCCGTGTCCGGTATTCGCCGCCCCAAGACGAGGGAAGGTTGGTTCCGTAAACCACTGGTTCGGCGTAGACAAGATTGTTCGTGATCTCGCCTTTTTTAGGGTCAGAAACCCAAGAGTTTCTAAGTCTTCCAGTGTCTACCGGAGTTTTGTCTTTTAGACGCTGTTCTGCCTCAAGCGTTGTGATAGCAACCAGTTTGCGCACGCTTTCTTGGTAGTAATCCCCAATCTGATCTAACGGGATCTCTCGTGCCATCGCTATGCCCTCAGAATCAACTCGTAAGTGATTGCAGTGTTTTCCTGCTCTGTTGTCTCGACATTGATGATCTGG